GAATCGGGTGTAGATGCTTTGGAGTCCAATTTCCTTGGGTGTGTAGATCATCGCCTCTCGGATCTGCACTGTCATCTGCTCCATCTGCATCTCAATCTGAATCCTGTCGAGTGCCGCGCCTTCGATGTCTGTGGTGGTTTTGGACTCCTCTTCTAAACGCTGGCAATGCTCATGCAACTGCCGTTTGATCTCGAAAAACGCCTTGAGTTTTTCGCAAATGTCGTGGATGGCGTGTGCTTGGTATTCTTCATAACTCAACTCACGTTCTGGTTCACGCGATTTGCGATCTGCCTTTTTCTCCACCCGCTGGACTTCTTGGATCGCTGGCTTTTGAGCAGGCTTCTGAGTTCCAAAAATTCCCGCAATGCTTGCCCAAAGCGACTGCAACTCAGCCCAAACGCCCTTAGCTTCATTCGCAAATGCCTTGACCTCGCCAATGGCCTTCTTGACCTCGCCAATTTGGGCTTTGCCTTCCCGAAGGAATTCACACCCCTGCTTGATTCCAGCGACGATCCCCTGCGCCGCCATGAGAAGCGTGAAGGGATCCACATCTTAGATTCCAAGCAGTTTGTGAACGAACTGCGCCGCAACACCGGGGCCAAGCAACACAGCCGCGATGACGATATAGAGCAGATACTCGATGCGCGTCATGCGCTTGTCGCCCTTCTCCAGCCTGTCCTCGATGTGCTGATACCGCTGGGCCGATGTTGCCTCGTGGATCGCAATTCTGGCTTCAGCAGATAACTCAGTCATCACTCCTCCGCAGGTTTACCAGTTTGGTTCGCGGCCTCCTGCTGGAGGGACGCGATCAACTGATGAACCTCTTGGTACGGTCTTGTGCCGAGGTAGCCAATGATCTGGTTCAACAGTTGGGTTGAGATTTGCAGTGTTTCCATTTTTAAGTCTCCAAACACGCCGTCAAGCTGGGGTGACGGTATCCCCTTGGGTTGGCCAGTTTTGCGTCTGTAGGGCCGAAATCAGGTCTTCCACAGTGCCTGCGGCGTTGATTGCGGCGACCAGACGGGTGCATTCTGCAACAACGGCGGCGCGGAAGGCCGTGACCTCAGCAGGAACGTCCACATTGCGATCCACCTTGCGGATGATCATCCAGTCGGTGGGGGCCATCATGGAGTTGGCATGGGCCTTCATCTGGGCCACGTTGCCAGACTTGAGTCCATCCAAGTCTTTGGCTGTGCCCGAGTAGCTGGCTTCCACGGTGTTGCTCACTTCAACAACACGGTAGGCGGGGCCGCTCACCCAGTAAAAGCGATCATCGGGGCGTTGGCCTTCGATGATCTCCCACACACCAGCTTCAATCTTCTCTTGAGCAGATGAGGTGCGAAGGAAGTTGCTGGAGTAGTGTTTGTCGCCCACACTGAAGGGGACATCCATCTGGAGGATTTGGCGAACTTCGCCATTTTGTACAACTGCGAACATGGGTTTCTCCTTTATCGTGCGTTGCTGAATTTGAATGGGTTTTCTGCGAAAGCGGCGTAGATGTATGTATCCGAAGATGTGTTAAATCCTGAACTTGCTGTTCTAATTTTGAGGCCATTAGAAAGAATGTCAAATGTATTTGACGATGAAAATTCAGCATCAGACAAGTTTGGATAAAGATAATTGTTGACAGTGTTATATGTGTTTCGGGATGTATCTGCAATGATCCAGTTCCCACCCGCTGTTATGTCTTTAATCAAAATCCACCGGGGTCTAAACCCAAGATACACAAACGGCCCATCAGCCGAACCATTACCTGTGTACGAACCAAAAGCAGAGTACCCAGCAACAGCGGCCCAGCAGTAGGCGACCATTGAGTTTGTGCTTGCGTTACTTGAGCCGTTTGTGCCAAGACTAAAAACCGTTAAAGTTGGCGCGGTGCTATTCCACACACTCGGATAGCTTGATTGAGCAAGCGTGTTATCTAAAAACAAAGAATAAGCGGCTGACGTTAAAGACGAGTGATAAACACACCAGTTGGTCGATCCTGCGCTTCTGTTTTTCACAATCACCATGTTTGGCGCAACACCCAAACCATGACCCACGGTGGCATTCGCTCCCGTGCCTGTGTAGGTCACAACACTGAACCCAGCAGTCGTGTTGACGCTCACAGTAGATGTGATGGAGCCAGAGGTGTTGGAGGATGTGGTTCCCTGACCAGCCTGCCATTGCCAGCCGACATAGGTTGTGCCGTTGGCGTTGACTGAGATACCTGCACCAGTGCTGTTTCCAACAGAAAAGCCGTTGGTGTTGAACGCTGTTATTTCGGTTGCGTCGGAAACTTCAGCAATTATCTGGTTGCTCGACAACTGCAAAGAACTACCGCGCACAGAATCAACAAGACTGTGGTTTGTTACGCCACTTCTGCCTTTTGTCCAAATTAAATCAGGTTTGAAAGAAACAGCCGCAGTGTTGTTTCCGCTGTTGACGATGCTTTGGCTTGTGCCATTACCCGTGTACAACGATGCCGCCATGTAGTTCGCACCATTGGTAATGGCAGGCGTTGTCAGGTTGGTGGTGCAGAGGGTTTTGAATCCTGTGGGCGGGGTGTAGGTGAGCGGGCGTTGGCCAAATGTCACGCTGACAAAGCCGCCGTTATACGCACCAAAAGCCGGGGTCACATTGATGGATGATGATGGAGTCCAAACACCGACAGCACCCGTTTTAGATGCCCCGCTAGTTGGCACACCGCTGTTGAGCCAAGTGCCGTTCTTGCTCCAATAAATTGCGCCGTTGTCGCAATCAACCGCAAGACCAATCACATCGCCTGTTGTCCAAGAAGTTATGCTTCCAACTGTGCCGCCATAAACAGCACCAGATGCTCTTGCGCCAATCCCATACGCGCCAATGTTCTCGCCGTTGATGAGGGATGTGCCCGGCGTGTAGGTTGTGACAATTCCACAAGTTTCCGACCCAACTGTGCCTTGTGTGTATTCCCAATACCATTTGCCACTGGTGAGGTTGCCAATTGAACCAAGCGCCAATGCAGAGTTGGTAACTGTGTTTCCAGTCACAGTCAAGTTGCCGTTACTCAAAGTGACATAGGAGCCTTGATTGATTGGACTTGCGACGGCATAGTTGCCGCGAACCACCGCGCTCGTGTCAGTTGTCGTGCTGTACCCCACCCACGGTGTCGGCACATCCAGCATCGAGTCATAGGTCGAGCCAGAGGTCAGCGAGATGTTGTTGGGTTGCCAGTTGTTCGCGTTGCCGCTGTAGTCGTAACCAAGCGTTGTGGTGCTGGTGTTGTCCTTGAAGTTCAGATAGAACCCGTTGGCTCCGTATGTCCCGGTGTAGGGCATAGGGATCCAAGCACCAGTCAGCGTGTTCGTTGTGCCGAAGCTGGAAGGCGTGAGGGCTTGACCGTCAATGAAATTGATTTCGGTCATGTAGCCGTCGAAGTATTGGCGTGGGCCCGTATTCGGTGTGTCAGCGCCAATCCCTTGCGACCTGCTATACCCAATGGCGATAACAGTGTTCAGGGAAATAGTTGTCGAAGTGGAGTATGTTTGTAGAACACCGTTTACATAAATGCGACAACGTAATGCATCAGTCGCGTTGCTTGAGTCCCAAACAAAAACAAGATGATACCAAGCCGAGGGGTCACGAAAAACGGCGCTCGTCACTCTATAGGTAGTGCCGCCCTGCAAAAAAGTTAAACAGTTGTTTGCGTCAAACCCAAACAAAGCAGAAGTGCCTGCTGTCGCATCTGCTCCGATAACAGTTTGCACGGAACCAAAAGTTCCTCGCTTTACCCACGCGCTGAATGTGGAGGTGATGCCGCCACCAGTACCAGTCGTTGCAAATGTTTTTGCAAGATAAGCTGATGCAGACGAGCGCAGACGCACAGAGCGGCTGATCGGGTCAGGCACACCCGCCACAGGCCATGAGTTGTTTCTGATCGCCGCCGCTTGCTCGTTCAGCTTCCACACCCCAGAAGCCGATTGCTGTGTCGGCGTGACAGGGGTTTTGCGGATTACTTTTCCAGAGTATTGGGTCATCTCTTATCCTTATCGGGCACGAGCGATCTTAAATGGGTTTTCAGCGAAGGCGGCGTAGATGTAGGTTGCGCCCGAAGTATTGTCCTGTCCTGACTGACGCAACTTAAATCCATTTGACAGAATGTCAAGGCGTGGGGTTCCGCTTCCGCCTTCTGCCGCAGATGAGTTTGGATACAAATAAAGGTCAACCACGTTGTATGTGTTGCGGGATGTGTCGTAAACAACCCAATCGCCGGTAGTGGAGGAAACCTTCAACAATACAAATCGTGGACGGAATCCCAAGTACACAAACGGCCCATCAGTAGACCCGTTGCCCGTGTACGACCCAAAGGCAGAATAGCCGGGGACTGCGGCCCAACAGTATGAAACGTAGTTGTTAGCAGAAGCGTTTATCGAAATGTTGCCGATGTAGGATGTATAAAACACCGCAGACGTAGGTGCGCTAGAACCATACCAAGCCGCTGAATTGTTTTGAGCGCTCGTTGTATCCAAAAATATTGTGTACCCAGACGACAAGCCGGAATGATAAACAACCCAATCAGAAACGCCACTCCTGTTTTTCGTGATGATTAAACTTGGCGCAACTCCTAGCCCATGACCGACAGTTGCATTTGTTCCGTTGTTACCTGTCCAAGTAACCACACTGAATCCAGCCGTAGCGTTCACACTGACTGTGCTGGTGATAGAGCCGCTGGTGTTGGATGAGGTTGTGCCTTGACCTGCTTGCCATTGCCAAGCGACTGCTGTTGAGCCGTTTGTGTAATTTGAGTTATCTTGATTTCCAAGAGTAAACCCATTGCTGTTAAATGAAGTTAAAGTTCCTGCAAGGGTTGCTTCAGCACTTGGTTGATTTGATTGAAGATAATTATTTATACCGCGAACCGAGTCGTACAAATTAGGGCTGTATGCGTTTGCTCTGCTTTTTGTCCAAACGAAATCAGGCTTAAACGTAGTGCCAATCGTGTTGTTGCCACCGTTGGTGATGGTCTGGGTGGAAGCGTTACCCGTGTACGTCGTCGCCGCCATGTACTGAGCGCCGTTTGTGATGTTGGAGTCAGGCAGGTTCAGTGTGTTCAGTGCCACATACCCACTTGGCGGGGTGTAAGAAAAGGGGCGTTGACCGAAGTTGGCAGTAAATGTATTTGAAGCGCTTGGGCTTTGGTCTGAAAACACAGGAAAGAATGTTCCTGACAAGCCACTAAATGCTTGTCCTTGACTTACGTTATTTTTATAAAATGTTGCGGTTCCAGCATCTAAGTCTAAAGCCACGCCAATGACATCATTGGTTGTCCATGTTGCGCCATAAGTTACGCCAGCACCAGCATTTGCGTAAGTTTTTCCATCATTGCTGTAATACATATACGAACCTGTATCACCAGCATAAGTTTTCGCGCAAGTAGTTAAACCAAACCCAAGTGAAAAGTTAGAACCAGCAGTTGCTACATATTCCCAATACCATTTTCCACTCGACGCGGCAATTGTTCCAGTAGTAAATCCATATCCAGACGAAGGAGTTACCGCATCAAGATTCCCGTTTGAAATCGTAGCTGGACTGCCTGTTGTCGGGATATTTAACGGATTCAGCACACAGTAGTTCGCCACACCATTACCAGTGCCGCTCGTCCAGTTTGTCGGGCTGTCCAGCATCCAGTCGTAGGTTGTCCCTGCGGTCAGGCTGATGTTGTTCGGCGTCCAGTTGTTGCCGTTGCCAGAATAGTCCTTGCCCAGCGTGGTCGCTGTCGTGCCGCTGTTGTCAGCAAAGGTCAGGTAGAACCCGTTGGTTCCGTATGTGCCTGTGTAGGGCAGTGGTTGCCATGTGCCTGTGGTGTCGTATGCGCCGAAGCTGGAAGGCGTGAGTGCTTGGCCGTCAACGAAGTTGACTTCTGCCATGTAGCCATCGAAGTAGTCAGTCGCGCCATAGTTATATCTGCCCAAGTTATGTGGAGATGCAGAATTAACCCCGTAGTCGGCGTTTTGAGTTATTGATGCACTTACTGTATAAGAAAACTGAACACCGTTGATGTAAAACTTTAATCTGTTTGCTTCCACAGCCTGTGTAGAGTCAAAAGCAATTAAAACGTGATACCACGCAGATGGGTCACGAAACACAGCGGTTGTATATCCAGACGCAGACGCACCGCTTCTTTCAACGTAATACTCAAATTGACTTGACGTGTTGAATCGGAATAAACATACGTTAGACGGTGTTGTCGCTCCAGCACTAAAAAAAGTATTGTTGCTGGTCAAATTTCCACGCTTAACCCAACCACTCCATGTCCAAGTCTTTTGATTTGATGCACTTGCAGGTGTGCGGCTGAAATAAGCCGAGGCAGACGAGCGAAACCGCACACTGTTGCCCACGATCTTTGGTGACCATGTGGTGGTGTATTGAAACTGTTGCTCAAGCGTCCACACCCCACTCTCGGAGGTCATGGTAGGCGTAGTGGGGTTGGCGGTGATGATGCCGCCGAGGTAACGCTGAGACATGCTTCAGTCCTTAGCTAGAGATTTCTTCCCAAGATGCAGTGACGGTCAAGTAGTTCGCTGTACCCGCTGTTGCGCCAATCGATTGGTTTTCGAGCAAGTAGAACGTCGTGGTCTTGTCAGTCACGATCAGGGAAGCGTTTGCAGGAACCGAAATGGTAGATGCAATCGGATACGCCGTGCCACCCAGCGCGGCGGCTGAGTAGGTGTTGATCGTGATGTTCGCCGCCGCAGTGCCGTTGTAGTTCGACACCACGATGGAGTTGATCTTGTAAACCTTACCGCTCGATGCGGCATTGCTCACCAAAGACGTTGCCGAGGTCGTACTCAGCGTGGTCTGCGACGAGTTGCCGTAGATGGTCGTTACGTTGACGATGTTTGGATTTGCCATTTTTTATCTGCCTTTCAGATAACTGATTGCTTTTGAAAAAATCTTGAGGTCTTCTTTGAGCGCCCCAATGCCAGTGTTGCACCCGTGGCATAGAAGACCCCTGACTTCTTGAGTCGCATGGCAATGATCGACATGCAACGCTCTTTCAGTCTGTGGCTCATCCCCACATATTGCGCATTTTCCTTCTTGTTTGCGATACAGATCAAGGAGGAACTGTTGCGTGACACCGTACTTGTAGGCGCGTGAAGACCACCGATCAAGCCAGCTTCGAGCATGCCAACGCTCATTGCATCGTTTTTTGTGGCACTCACGACAATATGCGGTTGTTCGCCGACCTTTTTTGTTGATGTAAAACTTGTCGATGTCAGCTTCGCCGCACCCGGGACAAAGCGGAGGCGATGAAGCAACTTCACGCATTTTTTGCTTGAAGTTTTTGTCAGCCCATCGTTTCTTTGCTCTGTCACTTGCCGCTTTCCTTTGCTCTTCAGTCCACATAACTTACCTTTCAAAAGTGTTATGTGGATTTTATACCGCTAACCCCCAAAGATCATCGCCATTGCGATGCTCTTGCCTGTTGAAATACCTGTGCTTGCGGCCCAAGTTGGGACTCCTCCTGCAAGCGTCAGAACGTAACCGTTTGTGCCTGCGGCGAGGAAAGTGGTCGTGCCTGCTGAAGACTGATAAGGCACAGAGCCTGTAGCGCCTCCAGCAAGGTTTGTGGCTGTGCCGATGCTAATGCTCGATGTGGCAGTCCACTGGGGAGCAGTGCCACTCGATGTCATCACATAACCGTTCGTGCCGATGGACAAGAAGCTGGTTGCGCCAGAGCCTGTCTGGTAGGGCACAGAACCTGCCGCGCCGCTGGCCAAGTTGGTCGCAGTGCCCACGGTGATCGACGAGCCAGAAGTCCACTGCGGGGCCGTGCCGCTCGATGTCAGGATTTGGTTGCTCGTGCCAATGGCCAGCTTTGACAAAGCAGTGCCCGAGGCGTAGTAGGTGATGTCACCAGCAGTGAACGAGGTCAAGCCTGTGCCGCCGTTGGAGGTGATCAAAGTTCCGGCGAGGGTGATCGTTCCAGAGCTCGTGACGGGGCCGCCAGAGGTCGTCAGGCCAGTCGTACCGCCAGAGACATCCACACTGGTCACAGTACCAGCAGCGCCCGCCTTGGTCGCAATGATCTGCACCACGCCAGAATTGTCTTTGTAGTACAGCTTGCCGTCGGTGATGTTGATGGCGAGTTCTGCACCATCGGTGTTGTCAAGATTGGCAGCAAGCGGAACCGCCAAAGCGGTTGAACTCGCATAAATCTTGATCGGGGTGTAGCCTGTTTGTGCCATTTAGAAAGTACCTCCAGAGATACCAGCCGTGATTTTGCCAGTGGATGGGTTGATTGTGGGGCCAGATGCGACCTGCAACGCATAGTTTGCTGACGTCGAGCCAGTCACCAGCGGGATGTACAGATTGCTGTTTGATGTGTTTGCGGTCACGCCCACGTTGGTGGCATTGGTCGCTGTCGTTGCGGTCGTGGCCGATCCAACAGTGATGCCAGACGGGTTGCTCCACTGAGGGGCAGACCCGCTTGAGGTCATGATGTAGGTGCTGGTTCCGATGGCAAGTTTGCTGATCGCAGTCGTGCCCGAGGCATACAGCATGTCACCCGTGGTGTACGAAGTTGCTCCAGTGCCGCCCAAAGCCGCCGTGACGGGTGTTGTCAGGCTGAATTGCGTGCCAGTCAGGGTCAGGCCAGTGCCCGCGGTGTAGACCTGCGATGTGCTGAATTGCGCAAACGTGATGGCTGTCGTGCCGAAGGTGATCGTGCCAGACGTTGTACAGACGTATGAGTTGCCCTTGTTGACCGTTCCGTTTTGGACGAAGAAATAGTCGTTCTCGCTCAAGTCGCCGGGGCCGGGGCCATAGGTGTCGGTATCAGTCGAGCGAGTCAGGACTGTGCCGCCAGTGGCCCATGTGTAGACACCGTTGTAGGCTTGGTTGACCTCGTTCTTGACCAGAATGCGATCACCGTTGTTGAGGCTGTAGCCATCAAGCGTGGTCAAAGCCACCGACAAGGTCAACGTCGCACCAACGCCAGCCGTGCCGTTGTTGTAGGTGACCGTGCCGCCTGTCTGCGCGGCAAGGCTTTGTGTGGTCGCCACTTGGGCTGGCGCGTGGTAGTACAGACCAGTCGAGACCAGCCCGTCCACATACTGCTTGGTGGCCAACTGAAGCGCAGAAGTCGGGTCTTGCGTGACAGCCACCGAGGTGAGGCCGCCAAGCGTTAGGCTCGTGCCACCCAACGAAATGCTGGTCGTTCCAATCGTCACCGACGAGTTGGTCAGCGAGCTGTTTCCGATGTTGGACAGCGTGTTTGAGGAGCCAGAGATCGTTTTGTTGGTGAGCGTCTGGCTGCCAGTCAACGTGGCCACCGTGGAGTCGATGGCGATGGTCACGGCAGTGGAGCCGTTGTAGCTCGTGCCGCTCAAGCCTGTGCCGATCGTCAGCGCGTTTGGCGCTGCCGCGGTCACCGTCACCGAGTCACCCAAGTTGGCGGTCGTGCCGTTGATGACGATGGCCGAGTTGGTCAGGCTGGAGTTGCCGATGTTGGTCAGGGTGTTGGATGACCCGCTGATCGTCTTGTTGGTCAGCGTTTGGGTGTCCGTAAGCGTGGCCACCACGGTGGTGTCGATGGAGATCGTGCCCGTGGACGTGATAGGGCCGCCTGTGAGGCCCAAACCAGTGTCAACCGAGGTAACACCACTGCCGGTCGTGATCGCGCCCCACGCGCCGTTTGCGTAGCCCTCAAACGTGGCTGTCGTGCTGTTGTAGCGCAAAGTGCCGTTTGTGGGCGTTCCAGAGCGCTCGCCAGTGGTTCCAGACGGGATGACAACGCCCTCAACACCGGGCAGAGATGGGTTGGTGGCAATTGAGATGGTCGGGTTGCCAGACACTCCCGTCGCGTTGGTGATGCTGATCTGGCCAGATGTGCCAGTCAGCGAGCGCGGCGTCACGGTTGAGCCAAGCAGCACCACAAAGCCCGTGCCAGACATGCCAGCGAGCGAAGCAGCCAAGCCGCTGAGTGCAATCGTGGGGTTTCCTGCCACGCCGTCGCCATTTGTGACCGCCAAGCCGTCGCCAGAAACGGCCACAGAGCGATTTGTGACGGTATTTGATGCTGTCTTGACCACAATGCCGTTTAAGGCGCTCTCAAGGCTTCCTGACGCGCCGTTGAGGGTGATGCGGTAGTACGACTGAGCGCCGCCGTCGGTCAGACCAAGACCCGTGCTCGTGGACAGGTAGCGGCTGTTGGGCAGCGTGGGTTCGTTGACCAGCGTCAAGAAGGTTTGGGTCTGAGACGGGGACGCAGCAATCGCAGCGGTCGTCGTCTGTACCGTTTGCCCGTTTTGGACGATGGGAACTGCCTCAGTGCCCGTGATGGGGCCAGCCGAGGGTAGTTGCGTGATGGTGACTTGAGTTGAAGACATATCAGGAGCCCGGCACGATTTGGTCTATGTTTCCATTTTCCTCTGGAACATCACCGCTTGTTTGCGTGGAGATGATGTAAGCACCATATCCAGTTGTGATGAGCTGGTTGTTGTCAACAGCCACGCTTTCATCAGGACGCGGGAAGCGAATGTTGATCCGCTCGGTTTTACGAGCAGGTAAACGGTACGGGTCTTTCTCATCGGCACATCCCTGATCGCAAACCTGCAATCCGGGGAAGTTTGGATCGGAGCGCATGACAGAATGGGCGCGTTTCATCTTGCATCGGTCGCAAACTGCGATGGCGATGTCAGAGTTGCCCAGTGTGTCAAGGAAGCGCGGCATCTTTACCTCGTGTACACGGAGATGTTGGGGGCGTAGTAGATGGGCGACTTGTCGCGCTCTTCTTGCTCGGCCTCGTAGAGGTATTGGTTGGCCATTTTTTCGAGGTATTGGATGCGATCTGTGGCCACACCGGGCATTTGCAGGCTCATGCGGTGCGAAAGCATGAATTGCACGGCCTCATACCAACGCTGTGGGATTTCCAGCTCGCCATTGAGGTCGCCAACGTCCATGATCTGGCGCGAATACCACACCGTCATCTGAATGAACGGGTCAGAAGGCGTTGGCCAGAGGTAAATCGTCGGTTTTGGGATCGTTCTGTCGAACCAGAACTGGTATGGCTGGTTCGCAGTGAAGTTTTTGTTGGGCAAGTTCGTGTAATCGTCACGATTAAGGCGTGCCATCGTGATTTCACGGCTCATATTGCCGAAATACAGCTCTCGAACGACCATTGTGGAGCCGTTGTAGACCCTCGCACGGTAGTATTGGCAGGTTTGGCCCACGTTGATGTCTTGCCAGACCCATTCGTTGTCCACAACGTCGATTTCGCCCATGTCGTAGAGCGTTTTCCACGTCACTCCGTCGGTCGAATACTCATAAATCAACGAAATCGTGGCTGTTGCACCGGGCAAATAGCCAATCGAGCCGATGTAGACGTTGTTGTTCGTGCCGTAGTTGACCGAAATGTTGCCATTGGGCGAGGTCTGAGTGCAAACCGTGTCCACATCGCTGTCAAAAGCGTAGGAGACGTTGCCGCCGGCGCTGGTTGTGTAGCCCGTGGCCGAGGGGCGGTTCATCTGGCGGTACAAAGCGTTGAGCACATCCACTGCACCAAGTGGCAGCTCATAGGTCATCTTGTCCAGATTCAGGCCAAAAACCTTCTTGTCCACGGCCCAATACTGGATTCCGCGGTTTGCGAGGTTGGAGAGCAGGAAATAGAGCGAGCGCTTGGACGCGATGACCTGTTCGTCGGTGAGTTCTTCGGCCAACTTCCCGCTGTTGCGAGCGCCGTGGTCGATCAGGTCTTGAACCGTGATGACTGTTTGACCGTATGTTCCAGAGTAGGCCATGCTTTACCTCACCAACCGGGGCAATTCCAACGCTTCATCGATGCGCGGGCACGGCTCCCTTTTTCGCTCTTCTCGGCAACTGGCCCCATGCGGGCACAGAACGAGTCCCGACGAGCGCCGCCTTCGGGCTGTGGAGCCTTCAAATTGGAACCCGTCTCACGGTTGTATTTTGCCCGACCTTTGGCCGTCAAACCAGCACCGCGCTCCACGGGCATCTTCTCGCCGCGACCAACAGCCAGCGAGGGGCCGCCCTTTTTCTTGGCTGTCTTGGCCGATTCCTTAAAGGCTTCAGCCGTGGGTGCACCGGGCGATCCGGGCTTGCGCATCTTCTCGCCAGAGCCATGCTTGATGCGCTCTTGCTTGGCGTGGATGTTGGCGTAGAGGCCGGGTTTTGCCATGTCAATCACCACTTGGTCTTGCCGCCGCAGCACATCTTCTTGGGCGCTTCGGCTGCACGCTTGGTGCTGTAGGCGATGGCCACAGCTTGCTTGACTGGCTTGCCAGCCTTCACCTCGGTGGAGATGTTTTTCTTGAAGGCTTTTTCGGATTTGCTTTTGATCAATGGCATATTAGTTCACCTGCATCATGGAGACAATTGCCGAAGGGATCGCCGGATAAGCGGGTGACACGCTTGCTGGTAACGCTTCAATTGTTACGGTTGTCGATGTTGGAACCCAGAAGATTTCAACGTAGTCTGATGCGTTTAAGTCAAGCAAGAATGTCAGTGCTGCGACGTTGTAACCAAAGATGCCCGCGCTCTTGCGGGCCGGCACTGTGTATTGCGTCCCAGAGTTTGCCAAATCAAGGCCGTTGACTCGCAGCCAAACCGTGAAGTCTTCTTGCGTGTTGTTTGTGTTCTTGAGCTGTAGGCTGAATTGCAAGTTGTAGACGCCGTCAGTTGGAACGGTAATCTTGCTTCCGCCAACCAAGGTAATGCTATCTGCAACGTCTGTGGTGTTGAATGTCACGACCGTTCCAGAGGCGATGTTGCCAGTCTGATCGGTGGTGTCGCTCCAGCCACCGTATGCACCGCGAAATGATGCAAGTGAATCAAGAGTCGTTTGGACGTTTGCACCGCTTTGGACGAGCGGAACAAGTTCTGCACCTGTCAGCGCTGCGGCTGACGGCATTGCGGAAATTTTTTGGTCAGCCATTACGAT